GCGCTGATCGTAAGTCGTTCGGTTAGGGTAAACATTGCGGTTTTCTTTGTAGCCATTCTTAATCATCTCTTTTGGGTGTCCGGGGGTTGTTTCTGTGCAGGATGTACCAGACCGGTTCCCCCGGACAACGCAAGTACCCCACATCCAGCACTTAATCTTCTCTACCGGTGGCGAGCCATAAGATACTCGCCCTCACCACACCCGCCCCTATGTATAGCCATAGGCTATAGGCATTCCGCTCATGCGTACTTACTTATACTATGGGTTCTTAGGAGTCTCATGGCTGACGAACCATTACAGACCGACGTTTACCTGACGAAAGAACAAATTGAGTGGGTCAAATTAGCGATCCATCGAGATATGATTTACCAAGACGAGACGGAACCGATAGATTGGAAGTACAATGTAATGGAAAGATTAGATCATGCTCAGCGCAAATTCAATTTCTGCAAGGAATGCTGGACGCATTGGGTTGCTCGATGGTCAGATGACAAGCACACATGCCCACCAAAGGAGGAAGAGTGATGCCAAACCGTACCATTAGCCTCGACGAAGTAAGCGATGCGATTCGCAAGCAACTGGTTAAAGACGGTGAGAACTTCTCTCACTGGGTTCGAATGCAACTGCGAAAGTATTCACCTGGTGAAAGTGAACCGAAAGTGAAACCTGCACCACCTCGAAACTACATGTGCAAGAATTGTTTTGGCAATCATTGGACTGCCGACTGTCCGACGTTGGAGGCTTCTGAATGATTGGTCGCTGCAACTGTAAAGATGTAGAATGGATATGTCCTCCCATTCCCGCTGTAATGGTTCCTGAATGCATCGATTGTGAAACCAGCATTACTTGGGAGGAAGAGTGATGTGCGTCAAGTGTGAAGCATGCGACGAGACATTCTTCTGCAAGCATAACCAACGCCTAAGCACTGGCGAAGTTGTTCGATGTGAATACAATTTCCTTTGGGTTCAAACTTGTATGTTATGCCAGGTAATTACCAGGTAATTAGCCAGGGAATTACCAGGGTATTTCATCCGAGGTAAGGGATCATTGAGATAGCAAGTTGAACAGTTTCAAAGCCACCGACGAGCCCGAGAGTAAGAAAGGACACAAGCACGTTAAGACGTACCAGTCCTTCCAAGTTGGACTCTTTCTCTGCACGTCGCTCTTCACGTGTCATAAGCCACTGTGCGAAGCGTTCGGTCTTGGTTGGTAGTTTTGTTTCTTCAATTGGTGTTTCTTCAGACATTTTAATTCCTCAATTAGATTTGTGCGCCCATTCGGATCGCAGAGATTTCGTAGTCGAACATCTCCTGTGAAAATACTGGACCAGTTGCTGCACCTTCGGCAATGATACGTGCGGCTGTTTGTTCACCCGCGTATTGGCCAACAATTTGACCAGCACGTGCGCCAAGTTTGACAGCCCTGTATATTGGCGAAACCTTGACCTTACGTGGCAAATCAAAGATGTCGAACAATAGCAAATCAATCAACGTCCGGTTCTTGTTGTAGTTGATACGAACGTAGAAGTCGCATCATGTATTCGTGATCAGGTTCTTCTTTTGCTTTTGTTCGAAGAAGATGACGTGCAGCGTTAACAACAATTGTAGGTTCTGTGGGTGCTACTGCTGACAATATAACCACTCGATAACTGTAAACTCTGTCGCTTGCAGTAGGCATCATTGAACCAATTTGTTCAGAGTTGGTTAACGTGTAACTTCCCCAATCTCCAGTGTCAAGGTGGACAACCCAAGAATCAATCTTACCATACACTGTTTCTTGAAAAGATAAAGGCGCAGGTGGAAAGTTTCCAAAGGCTGCAACGAATAGTGCTTCTTGCGCAGTTAGTGGGCTGGTTGTCATTAGATCTGCAATAACCAAAGCATCGCCTGCAACAGCAGCAGCAGTTCCTGCTGGTGGCAATGCTGTTTGTGTACCTGCTGCTTCAAAGAACAACGTCTTATCGTCCATTGACATTCCTGCCAAATCAAAGTACGTGGAACTAACAAATGTAAACGGACCAGTTTGTTCCCAATACCCTGTAGAATTACCACCTGCAAATTCCCAATTACCAGGAGCAGTTTGGGAAAAAGTACCAAGAGAATGTTCCTTTGCCAAGGTCTTCACTTCTTCGCCCCCTTCTTGGATCGCTTCCAACTCTTGGCCGCTTTCTTGAAGCGTGCCTGATGAGTCATACGCGGATGGGCTTTCTTCAGACGTGCGAGTTCTTTCTTCATGTATTTGTTATACGCTGATGGCGCTCGCTTGACAGTCTTAACAGCCTTCTTGACTGTGGCCTTTCCTGCTTTCTTTGCTGTTGCACGTGCTTCTTGTTTTGCACTCTCAACAAACAGCGCCTTGAGTTCTTCAAGGGTTCCTTCGACTTTTACCAAGGTAAACACCTCAGTTGTCTGCAGCTGTCGATTGGATTGCGATGGCCATGAAGTCCTTTGCACCGAGGGTGACAATGGAAGCGTTGACACGAACGGTCACGTTGACTGCTTTGGCTGTATCGAGGAGAGTAGCCAAACCGGTGATGTACAGTTGATCATTGACAACGTAACGTCCGTCATCGCTGCCCTTGCCAAAATTGTCCGGGTAAAGGTCTGCTTCATTGTTGATGCCACCGTTGCCAAGATAGTCAAGGGAAGCAGAAGCGACCAATGCACGATCATTGGTGAAAACAAGGCCGCCACGATTCAAGTCAGTTACCTGGACAAATGTAGCTGCATTTCCACCAAATGTGATTGGGATTCTTTCAGAGGCAGTAGTTCCTTGGAAGATAAAGTCAACACTGTGAATCTGGAGTGCTTGGCGGTCGCCAACGTCAACGTAAGAACCAAGGTCAATAGTTGCAAACGTTTCTGTGTTAGCAGCGCTGATCGTAAGTCGTTCGGTTAGGGTAAACATTGCGGTTTTCTTTGTAGCCATTCTTAATCATCTCTTTTGGGTGTCCGGGGGTTGTTTCTGTGCAGGATGTACCAGACCGGTTCCCCCGGACA